CATCACCTGGCAATCCATTTGTAAGTATCGAAGCATTACCGTTCATTAGTAGTATACGTTCTTGCAACGGATTATCAACTATAGCTTTTGAATGACGTGTAACTTGACTAGATATTTCAAGTTCACCGTTTCCGTCATTTGGAAATACTCCGGAATCTACTACATTGTCATTACCTTCTACTCTAGACGAAGTGTGTCCTCCGATACTGAATAGATTAGTACCTTCTAACATTGATTCAAAGTCAACGTATCCGTCGCCGTCAAATATGCTAGTAACAATATCAGTAATAACGCCGAGGCGTTTTATTTTAGCTGGTGCGCTAATGTATATAGGAGTCGAAAATGTTAAACTAGCAACATCAATTTCGCTTTCAGTTCCTATAGGAATAGATCTACTACTAAAATTAATACTGTCTAACATTACAGTTGTTAAGCTAGTCCAATCAAGATAGTTATCTGTAGTTTGTATTTCTAAACTAGGATTAAACAGCATTAATATTTGCTCCATAATCTGTAGTTTCATTGTTGTGTTAGTAGTCCATATGTCAACATTAACTGTTAGTTTATAGGGACTTGGCATTAAACGTTCGACTGTATAATTACGTCCTTGAAAATCTTCGTATTCTTTTCCTGCTTCGTCGTAAGCACGTTCTCTAACGTGTCTTTTACCTACAAAACTAGAATCACTAGTTCGGTCACGATCTATTTCTAGTGCAGTAATATATACTGCCATACGCGGCGCACTTGGTATTTTGTTTTCGGAATTGTCTCTTAATATTGATCCTACTTGTCTAGTAATATCGCCATACATAACCGGAACTTTAACCTCAGTACCGTCACCTGTTTTATACCCAAAATTACTCATTAAGCGCATAATTTGCACAAGGTATTTTCTTATTTGTCCGTCATAAAAATGTTGCATTAATTATCCGCCTGTGGTCGTAGCGCCTGTGATATCGATTGTCGCTGCTGTGTTCGTGTATTATGTAAGGTTAATGTATATAGTCCTTCGTATTTAACAGCATTTGCAGGCAACGTAATTTTTACAAATTGCGTACTGCCGTCTGATCCTGTATACGATGATAGCATATTAGTATTTGATGCAGTGTCATAGTTTAATACAAACCTTCCGTCCTGTGCAAGGCTATCAGTAAATTCTAATTGAATATATTTTGCAGTCATATATGCAATTTCGGTTTCAAGTTCTGTTGCACCAACATTTAATCTTATAAAGTCAGTTGCTATTGGAGTATTATACAAGTAGGTGTTTACGTCATTAACGAATGATCCACGTAATGTATTTGGAGTGTCATTATTCAATGGAGCTCTCTTAACATCGTGTACCTTAAGCCAACGCTTACCGTCCCATCGAAACATACGCTGCGGTAAAAAGTCTGTACGTAAAAAGTAATCACCTTCTGTACTACCTAATGGAAAACTAATACCACTTGAAAAATTACTACCATTAGGGGCAAATTCGTCACCAATTAATAAACCATTATAACCGTGCGATGTAGGAGTTGCTTTATCAGTAATAGTACTACCGTCGGCATCAACTTGCTGTAATTTTGCTCTACCTGTAGTTTCGTCTGCGGCTAATGTATAAAAATTACTATCGACATCATACCCACTTTTAGGAGTATTTGCTTCTGCTTCGGACACTACTGCATTATTAACTTGCATCTCTGCTTCAAAAGTACTTAATATATCACGTAATGTTCCATCTTCAGGATAGTCTTCACTTGCTGGTAAGTCGAGTATATCTTTGTATTCTTGACTATCTACTATTTGTTTTAATTTAAGTCTATATAAGTGTGGATACCAAGTTGGTGAAAAGCCTTCTGCGGCTCTATTAATATCTTCAATAACATAAAAACGTTTTAGTGCTACACTAAAATCATTCATTGCATATTCATCTTTTAAATGAGGAAGTTCTATAACATCACCAGGCATAAGTTTACGCCCAATTGATTCTACACTGCTTTGAATATGCACAGTCATAAACAAAGTATCATTGCTTAAGAACAAACCAAATTGGCTTAGGTCAAAATCAATGTCTTGTACATTGTATATTCCGCGAATAGTGTAAATGTCTTTATCGTATTTTCGATCTCGATTTTCCATAAAGACCATATCCTGTATTTGCGTATGATCTTTTTCTGTTGTCCCATCATTTGTTCCAGTATATTTGTGGACAAACAGGTCTGTCCCACCTATAGTGAACATTTCATTAATTTGGCGGTCTAAGAATTCAAAGTCTTTTCCGCGTTCTGGTTTATATAAACTTAATCTTGGCATATACATATTTATCGTAACGATAGCAACTACGATAAATACTATGACGGAGAAAACTTAAATGGCAGTTGAACAAACACAAAAACAAGCAATATTTGACTATGTAAATGCTTTCTTAGGCGGAGGTATGGTTGATGTTGAACTAGACCCTATACATTACGAAACTGCTTTAACTAAATCGCTTAGTAAATTTAGACAACGTAGTGATAACTCAGTAGAAGAAAGCTATTTGTTTATGGATACTGTAGTTGATCAAAACGAGTATACATTACCAAATGAAGTAGTAGAAGTTCGTAAGTCATTTCGTAGAAGTATAGGATCACGTCCAAGTACCTCAGCATCAGGAGGTCCAATTTATTCAACTACGCTAATTTCAACAGACTCTCAGCAAGTATTCAACGTAAATTATAATTTAGCAATAGTACAATCTATTGTAGTAACAATTAATGGAACAGTTACTACAGATTATTCTACTGATAATGATGCAAGATCTATTACGTTTAACACAGGATTAACTACTGGAGATGTTGTAAATATAAAACTTTATGACAGCGGCGAAAATGGTGGAGGAAGTTTATTTGATCCTTTCAGTTTAGCATACACAAACGCATACTTACTATCAAGTTCTAACTTAGGAGGACTAGCAACATACGATATGTTTAGTCAGTACCAAGAACTAGTAGGTAGAATGTTTGGATCATTCATTGAATTTAAATGGAATACTACAACTAAAAAATTAACACTATTACAACGTCCTAGAGCAAACGAAACTATTTTATTATATGTTTATAATCATCGTCCTGATAGCGAATTACTTAAAGACTATCTAGCAAGTCAATGGATTAAAGATTATACACTTGCTGGTTGTAAATATATGCTAGGCGAAGCACGTAGTAAATTTGCTACAATCGCAGGACCACAAGGTGGATCAGCACTTAACGGCGATGCTCTTAAACAAGAAGCTGCTGCCGAAATGGAAAAACTTGAATTAGAACTTACAATGCAAGTTGCTGGTGGCGTAGGCTACGGATTCACAATAGGTTAAAACCACCTAAGTTAACGCTAACGATTTTAATTCCTTGTAAATACAATACAACAAGGAGGTCCCACAATGTGCAGTCCATTTGTACGTAAAGAAGCCAACCGATTAAACTGGATCATCAAAGGTAAACTAATTGATAGATCCTGGAGCGACGAAGAAGTCGAAAAAACCTACGATTCATACTTTAAAAGACTTTGGGGAAATAACGAAAGTTATATCCACGAAACAGGGTTTGAAAAGGCTTGGAAAGAACGCGAAGCAGAAATTTTTAACGAAGATATCAAAAAAGTTGCTGTTTTGGGTGGACACTACGATTAATTTGTAAATTATACTTGACAAAAAGATAGATATCGTATATAATGTAAAGTATATTATATAGGAGATTACCTTTTGCTACCTAAGTTATTAATTGTAGGTCACGGTCGACACGGCAAAGATACTGTATGCGAACTGTTAGAAAAATACGGTTATACATTCCAATCATCAAGTAAATTTTGTTCTGAGCTTTTTATTTTTAATGATCTAAAAGACAAGTATGGATATACTAACGAAGAAGAGTGTTATGCAGATCGGCACAATCATCGTACCGAATGGTATAATATGATACACAATTACTGTAAAGATGATCTTGCACGACTAGGTCGTAATTTGTTTGCTGAGCATGATATCTATTGTGGGTTGCGCAATAAGCGTGAATTTTTTGCAATGCAAAATGAAAAAATATTTGATTATGCTATTTGGGTAGATAGAGCAGATCATTTGCCTTTAGAAGACCCTAGTTCGATGAGTATTGAACAATGGATGTGTGATTATACTATTGATAACAATGGAGACCTTGCAAGATTACATAAAAATGTTGATATCTTAATGCGAACTATTCTTACTAAAAATCAGGCACTAAATCTCCCTGTTTCCAAACAACTCCATCTTTTTGAAGAATCCGCTGACAGTTAGCACATATGGTTTTTAAATTAGCTGGTCGACAGTTATCTAAGTCTCCGTCTATGTGAAACACGTTAAACTGTTCTTCATGTTTGCTATGAAATCCGCACTTCTCACACGTATCAAGTTTTTTGTATCCTCGTTGTTTCCATTTAGGTACACCGTGATTTAAGCCATTACGAGAACACCTTTCACATAACTTGCGATAGTAAACTTTGTTACCTTTTTTATAGTTAATTGCCGCTGGTCTTAACCCGCATTTACATAATGGACGCATACATATATTTAGCTCACCTTTTTGGTCCCTTTTTCTATGGTATTTGCACAGGCTTTTTTATTTAAAATGGTAAATACAATTAATAAACAGAACACAGTTCCAATAGGAGAATAAACAATGGCATTGACATCACCAGGTGTACAGGTAAGCGTAATAGATGAGAGTTTCTACACTCCAGCTGAACCAGGTACAGTACCAGTAATTTTTGTTGCATCTCAAGAAAACAAACTAAATGCTTCAGCTTCGGGCACAGCAATAGGAACACTAGCATCTAATGCTGGGAAGCCTTACTTGCTAACATCGCAACGTGATTTAGCTGAAACATTTGGCGACCCTGTTTTCCAAACTGATGCAAGTAATAATCCAGTTCACGGAAGTGAACTAAACGAGTATGGCCTACAAGCGGCATATTCATATTTAGGCGTAAGCAACAGAGCATGGGTAGTAAGAGCAGATGTAGATCTAGCAGAACTTACTCCAACTTCAACAGTGCCAACTTCTGCACCAACAGCAGGTACATATTGGTTAGACACTGCATCATCTGTTTACGGTATTCAAGAATGGAATAATGCTAGTGAATCAGTTACTGGCGGACAAACATTTACTAATAAAATACCACTTGCAATTACAGAACAAGCACAAGTAGTTGATTACGACAATGCAGACTACACACCATTAGGATCAATTGGTGCAGTTGGCGACTATGCCGTTGTTACTGTAACTACACTTAATACTATTTGGTATAGATCTACAAGCGGATGGCTTAAAGTAGGATCGTCACAGTGGATTGGTTCTGTTCCAACTGTAACAAGTTCTAAAACAAGCACAACTTACGGTGAAGATTCGTCAGAAAGCGGATCAGAAGTATTTTTACTTAATGGCACTACAGTTACAGTAAGTACAGGTGATTCAATAGCGGATGTTGTATCAGCAATTAATGGCTTTGCAATATCAGGTGTTTCGGCAGCTGAAGTTAGTGGTGAACTAGCACTATACAATGATGGTTCTGCAACTGATAGAATTACATTTACATTAGGACCAAACGAAGATGCATCTGCACTAACTTGGTTAGGCTTGTCAGCAGAACAGTATCTAATTCCAGCAGTACAAATTAGTAAACACACACAAATTCCAGACACATTTAAAAGTGGAACAGCTTATAACGGACGTCCAACAGGAAGTATATGGATTAAAACAACTACACCAAACCAAGGTGCTCGTTGGAGAGTAAAACAGTGGAACGACGGAACAAAAATTTGGGATTCAATATCATCGCCTTTATATCCAACAGCACAAGATGCGCTAGTTGATCTTGATAAAACAGGCGGCGGATCTAACTTAGCAATTGGTGATTTATACATTCAAACTAATGTTGCCGGCGATGCAAGTCCACTTGCTACCTTTAAAGTATTTAAAAGAGCGGCAGTTGGGGCAACCACAGTAACAACTAGTGCGGTTACACCGGCTAACTTTACAGACGGTTTAACTTATAAATTAGAAATTAGTTCAACATCGCCAGGAGCAAATACGTTCTCAGCACATTCAATAACATGGCTTGCGGCAGCAACTGGTGCAGATACTGCTAATAACTTAGCAACTGCAATCACAAGTGCTAATATTCCATATGTTAGTGCAAGTGTAGATGCACAGGATCGTATAGTTATAAAACATAGCAACGGCGGCGAAATGAAACTTAAAGACGATGTTTCAAGTGCGGCACCAGCGTTAAATGCATTAGGCATTTCACCTTATAATATTAGCACTGGCTCAGGAACAAGATTTATTGCTGACGAACCAGGTGTTGACAATAATATTGCACCAGTAGAGTTTAGAGCAAGTAATTGGGAAGTATTAAGTTATACACCTAGTAACAATGCTCCGTCTAATGCGGCAGTACAAGGTCAGCTATGGTACAACTCAACAATTGATGAAGTTGATATTATGATCAACAATGGTAGTGTTTGGGTTGGATACAAAGATTCAACTAGTCCAGTGTATAGTGCTGTTAACGGTACAGATGCAAATGGACCAATTGTTTCAGCTACAAAACCAACAAAACAATCAGACGGTACAAGTGCATTAGTAGCAGGCGATCTTTGGATTGATACTAGCGACATTGAAAACTATCCAACTATTTACAAGTACAAAGGTCCATTAATTGACCGTT